CTGCCGACATACGGGCGGGGTCAAGTTGCGCGAGCGCAAGCGCAAGACAGGTCTCAGCGGCGGCAAGGTTGTCGGCGGGCTCCTCACGGGCGGGATATCCCTGCTCGCTACCGGCATCTCGCGTAACGCTAGCGCGACCGAGTGCCGGTGTAGCGTTTGCGAGACTACGTGGTGGATGTAGCCGCCCATGCGATCCTGGAGCATCATGTCCTCGATATGTGCGGACGCTGACCTGGAAGTGGTTCGCGCAGCGGTGGCCAGATGGATGGCGAAGGCCACGACAGAGGAGGCCAAGATCCTCCTCCAAGAAGTGCTCCGTGAGTGTGAAGAGAACATCTGCGAGTGAAGACTTGACCCGAGGCATGGGTATGAAGCGCGTGAACGTTGTCGAGACTCCCGAGGCTACCGAGAAGAAAAAGCCAACCTACGAGGAGTTGGTGGCCGCCCTGAAGGCCGTGCTGGACGAATACGACGGGCCAGAACATGAGAAAGCTCGCGCCCTAGTCGCTAAGGCCGAAGGCTGACCGTGCGCGTCTACGTTCTCTTCGATTCGAGCCACTGCATCTTCGTGAAGGCCGAGGAAGACTTTGGCCTGTGGTTCGTCGAAACGCTGCGCCCCTGGGCGTCCGAGCACAAATCGGCCGTTTGGGGCTGGAACTTGGTCGCGCACGGGCCTGCCGAAGGATGGGCCGGCGCTCCCCCTCTGTCGTCGTCGGGGTTCAATGCGTTACTGCCAGATGAGGCGCCGAAGTTCCGCGGCGCTGGCTAGGCCAGAATCAGGTTTCCGCTAGCCCTGGACGCCACGACGACGCAGCTTCGCGACTGCGATACAACGCGCTTCATCGGTCCGGTGTAATTGAAGCATTCAATCAAGAAGCGCGTCGCGGAGAGAATGGTCATGCTCGGCTGAGTCGCAACTTTCAGAAGGACGGCGGGCCGCGCGGACGCCCGAACCATCGACGCGAGCGCCTCAGCCAGCGCCATGGCCTCTCCTGCGCCTACGACCATCCCTGCCTGGCCCGAGAGCGCCTCGGCGAGGGCAAGACCATCCGCCAAGGCGGACGATGTCAGTCGAGCAGCCTGCAAGGCCTCCACCAGAGCCGCTGTCTCATTGGTGAGCGCGTTGGCCACGTAGATGGCCCCGTGGCTTTCGGCCAACGTCGCAACTTCAGCCAACGCTGAGACAAGCCTGGCGGCCGGCGAGACCGACTCGGAAAGTGACGTCGTCTCCGCAGCGGCAATCAGGGCGGCGTAACTGGTACCGAAAGATTCTGTTAGCGCAGTGCTCTCGTTGACGCTGCTGGTCGTGCTTCTGAATGCGCCCAGGGTTTCCGCCAGCGAGGAGGCCTCCGCCGGGCCGGCTAGTAGGCGTCCAATCGCAGCAAGAGATTCCGCCACCAGCGATGCCTCTGAACACGCGGCGGCGGTGCCGTAAGCGGTGGCCTGGCTCTCTGCTAACGTCATGCCCTCCGCCACGCCGGCGCCGAACGACAAGCCAGCCGTCGTGGATTCTGCCAGGGTGATGAATTCAGACGGCAATGCGGAGAGCAGCAGTCCAACCGTCGCGCCCTCCGACAGCCCGAGCGCTTCGGCCAACGCATGCACGGCCCTGAAAGTCGCGGTGGCGCTTTCGGACAACGTTACCGACTCAGCCGGCGCAACCGCGCTCGTAAATAGCGCCGCCAGCGCCTCGCCGAGTGCCACCGCCTCACTCGCACCCACTGACATCACAAGATGCTGTGCTACGGCTTCCGCGAGCGCCGTGCTTTCCGAAATGCCCGGCACGGCAGACAGCACCGACGCCAGCGACTCAGCGAGGGCAACGCTTTCGCTGACCGAGGGGTTCACCTGGAGGTTGCTGGCCAGGGATTCTGCCAGCCCGAGCGATTCGGCCATGGAAGCCGCAAGGCTGAGACCGGCGGCTAGCGATTCGGCGAGTGTGAGCGATTCAGCGCACGCAGCGGCGTCGGTGGCGGTTGCGCCGGTCGTTTCGCCCAGCGCGACAGCTTCGGCCAGCGTTGTGGCGTCCCATGTGATGGGAGCGCCCCATGCGGGGTCGGGAACGTCGACGGCTACGAGATTGGGATCGTAACTCGGAGGCTCAACGCTGCTCGGCTCTTGCCCCAGCGGGCCTCCACCTGTCGGCGCGGCGCCTGTGCCGACTATGTAGCTCATGGGGCTACTCGTCCCAGGTGACGTAACCGTTCAGCACGGAATTGGTCGAGCCGCTTTCGTTCCAGAGCACCAGATAGTCCGTCTTGGTCCCGTTGCGGATGAGCAGCGGCACGGGGAACGTCCAGATGAGGCCGGCGCCGATGGTGGCAGGAAGCTGCCCGCGGCGAATGCGACTCGCGGCCGTGATGGTGGGGGCCGTGCTCCAAGCGGTTCCAATCACGCCCGTTCCGGCGACGTCCGCAGGGTTGAACGCCTGGCCGGCGCTGGTGGCGGCGTTGTTGGCCTCGCCGCTGGCGGTGTTGCGCAGTAGCGAAACGCCCGATGCCGTGGCGGCGTTGCAGAAACAGCCAATCTCCACCACGTATAGGTTGCGGGTGGGGGCCTCAATGGTGGCGATGGGCGCGCCTGCCCCCGTGGCGGTGCTGACAAAACCAATGGAATAGCGAGGCATGGCGGCCTAGCTGAGCGTCAGCGTGAACGTGACGGCGAGCTGGTCTCCCACCTGAAGCGCCCGCTGCGTGAACGCCAGCGCGTGGTTCATCGTACCGGCGCTGGATGCCGAGAAAAGCGCCGCCTTCTGGGCGGACTGCGCGCCCGTGGAACACGTGAACGTCTTGCTGATGGTGGCGGTGCTTTGGCCAGCCGTATGCGCGTAGGCGCCGATGGCACGAGCGAGCCCGTTGGCCGCAATCTCGGTCGAGAGCGTCGTGCTGGCGGTGTTTTCGGTCAAGGTGTCGTTTGACAGCGCGATGTAGTTGAGGCCGTTCGCCTGCGCGCCGGTCCCGTAGCACTGCGCGAACATGAAGTCGATACCGGCCGTAGTCTTGACGTTCAGGTCTCGTTCTTCCCAGATGACCTTGCCGTCGCGAATATGTTGGATGTGCCCGACGGCCCGCGCGACCTTCACGCCTTCGTCTAAGAGAGCGCAGCATCGAGAACAACAGGCCAGTGTTTCACGCCCCTGAGTCTTGTCTTGCATGTTCATCCAATCTCCTTATCAATCAAACTCGCCAACAACATTGAAGGACGTAACCTCTCCGCGTATCTGCCCTCCGCTGACGGTATGGGTGGGATAGCAGCGGTACGTGCCGATGACGTCAACGTCACCCACGGCAAATTGATGCGTGATGGTCAATGTCGTCTGCGTCTGAGAGGATAACGTCATGGGCCAGACGACGGTGACGCCGGTCGGCTTTTGGCACACGATGACCGACGATGTCACCGCGGACATATCCGGGAGAGCATCACTCGGAGTGCATAACATGACCAGAGACTGAGGGGCGACGGCGTTTATGTGGAGGAACGTGGACATCTTCCGGGTCTACGCCTATTCGTTCGGGTCCACCGTGCCAACTGGAGCCGCAGGTTTCTCAGTGCCAATTGGTTGCGGCGGCTTAGCTCCCTTGCCGAGTAGCGCCGCTGCTTGCTCTGGAGTCTGCTGCGCTTGCTGATCCATCTCGACTGCCATGTCGACGTCGTCATCTTCCATCGTGGCATAGGTACCGTCATTCTTGAGCTGCCGAGCGAGGAGCCCACCCGTCACGGCCCCGCAATCGAAGTAGGTCTTGTCCCGGTTCGCGTGGTTCAACCCTATCTGGCTCTTTTCTAGTTCGGTCTGCTGCCACAGCGGGCGGAACGTGAATTCGAATCCGTCTGGCATGCGACCCAGCTCGTTGCGAATGATGACCTCAAGAAGAACGGCCAGTCTCGGGCGGAGGTCAATCTCCATGCGGCTCATGACGTCGTCGTAGTAATTGCGGATATCGCTGTCGCCGGTGGCGTTCAGGCCCGCGGGCGCCTGCCCAAATAGGCGCGTGACCGGGTAGCTACTGGCCCCCGCCACGTCCAACATGATCTTTTCCCAGATGCGATCTAGGCCAGAGAACTGGAATGGCTTGCGGTCGTAGTCCTCTTTCTCCTTGTCGATAACCATGATCCTGTTATTCGACTTCATCGCCGCGATCATGGCGTAGCGTTCCTGAAGCGCGGCTATACCGCCTGCTGTCGTAAGCGCCTTTGTGATCCCGTTGGCCTTCAGAACGTCAACGTTGGCCTCGAAGATCAAACTGGCGATGTTGCTGGTGGTGCTATCGTAGCTGCGCAGCACTTCGATCACGGCCTGCAGCTCGCTGTCGTGCCACATGGCATTTGACCGCCACGTGATCCAGGGGACCAGCGCGCCGTCGAAACGAACAACCTTCGTCCAGTTGACCTGCGTGCCGTTCTCGCCCGTCTCGGAAGCTGCGATCACGTGCTCGACCGGCTTCCCAGCATTCGGCGAAGCGATGTCGCTGTCGATGACGCCGCCATGGTTTGCGCGCCATCGGTCGAAAACATGCAGGTAGCGAAGCTTCCCCTTTCCGAACTGCTCGAAGTTGATCAGCCCGTCCACGACCGGCAGGGGCTTCTTCATGTCGTCGCAGCCCAGGGTGATGACACTGCCGCCGTAGAGGTTCGACCAGTAAAGCGCCTCACGCAGCTTCGGGATCAACCCCCATCGCGTGATTGCGCGCTTGACCGCGTCCACGTCATCGCTGTTCTTGTCGTGGCCGTCCCAGTCCAAATCGAACCCGGCTCTAAGCATGTCGTCGGCGCGAGCCCGCACAATCTTGCGAGCCAGCCAGCTTGAACGGTAGAGGTTCGTCAACGACTGCCAATTTTCCGTGATAGCAAATGCCCACTGGGACGCCCGCGCCTTGTCGGCGAGTCCTCCTAGCCCCGACATCCAATTGACGATGCTGTCGTAGGCGTGGCGAACTTCCGAGGGTGCATCCTCGGCAGGGACGGGATAGGGAGACATCGACCGCCCTGCCGAGGGCTGCCTTACGCTACCTGCGGCTTTGCTGCTATGGCTGTCACGCGCTCGTCGCTTCGTTGGCACTCCCCCTATGGTGCCAGCGTCCGCGTCAACACTCTAGCGCGCATGAGGGGCAGGAAGAACTTTTCTGCCACATGCTGTATGATACAAGTTACTTCCTGAACTGCTGGAACACGTCAACGTCATCGAGCACATGCTTGAAGGCGCCAGCCAGAGCATCCACCGCATCGTCGTGGGTCCCCTTGGCTGGGAAGGCTTCGAGCTGGCCGAAAAAGGTGTCATTCCAGGGCTCGCGAACCACATCGATGTTTCCATGCTGCCACTGAGCGGCCACGGGTTCGGCGCGTGTCTCCTTGTCGCCTGTCTCGTGGTCAGCGTACACGTCCCAGCCGGCAAGCTCTAGGATGTAGCTCTCAGCCTGGTCCTTCCCTGCCTGTGCGGGGTCCTGGGGAATGCCCACCGAGCATGACTTGTCGTCGTTGACGGCCACGCGCTTGACCAAGGCTCGCACGTCTGCCGCGCGCTTCCTGGCGAATTCGCAGTCAACCACGACGAATCGACCGTCCTTGCGACGCCCAAGCTTGAGCCCACACGTGAAATCAGGGTCTGGGCTGCTCTCGCATGGTTCGGTCGCGGCAAGGTCCCATCGGCGCGTATAGCATTCGATGTCATTCGGTACGGAGTCAATGATTCGGCAGTCAGAGCGTCGGAAGTAGCTGCCGGCATCGGCGCGGATCTTCCAGTTGCCGTCAAGGAGCCGCGCACGGTTCACGCGGGTCATCGCCATCAGCTTTCCGCGGTAGCCTGGGTCTGCTTGCTCCAGAATCCTGTTCTCTTCTAGCTTGCCAGGGATGAACGTCAGGCTTTGAATCTGCTCATCTGGGATGACGGTCCCAGGAGGCATCTGGGAACGTACCGCCTGCTTGTCATCACCCCAAAATGTATCTCCCTGCCAGCGGGTGAAATAGCGGAGCACACCAGAACGCTCTGGTATCGGCAGGCCTGTCTCTTGATCAATCCACCAGGCGATGAGCTTCGCCACCCACGAATCAGGGTCCGGGTTGCACGTCGCTAGCGTGTATGGTTTCACGCCACACGTAGAGCGGTTACGGGACTGCAAATACCAAAACTGCTCTTCCAGAAAATGGCAAAGCTCATCAAACACGATGAGGGCAAGCGCGCTGCCTTGCCAATCGTAGTGAGTGTCCTTCTGCTCAAGATGTGCGAACGTCACGGACGCTCCGGAGGGGAACGTCCAGCGCAGGAAGCCCGAAGAAGGGACACCGCGCGCATGACGGTAGAGATTCTGCGAGGCATCCCATAGACCGCCGGGAGACCGCACCTGTACGGTTGTTCGACGAAAAAAGACCGCGCGAAAATCTCGAAGGTGAACCCACGCAAGGGGGGCCATTAATGCAGCTTGACTTTTCCCGCAACCGGCACTCCCACCGCCGATCGTGACATCGGCAGGAGATGACAGAAACCGCTCCTGAAAGCCTGGCTGCGGCCTAATCTCCCGCGGGTTAGTTGCTGCCGGTGTCGCCATCGGACTCTGGAACGCTTACGGACGGCGCGTCCTCTGGAGACGGAGGCTTTACATCCTCAGCGGCGGGACCTCTGCCGTTAGACGGAATGTAGATATGCACCTGGCTGGCGCCGACGGCTTCTCCATTGCTCGTGACATCCATGAACTCCTTGGCCTTGCCCTGGCACTGCTCGACGATGAACTTCCCCGCGATGAAGTTGCCGTTGACGGCGCCAAGGTAGAGCCGATTCCACACGTTGTAGAGCCGCGTGTGCCCGGTACTCGTTGTCTCGGCCATGAACTTGCGGAACTTGGACAGCGCCTTCGTGATGGCGTTCGCGCCCGAAGGGTTGCCGCTCTGACCGGGCTGCCAGCCGGGCCGAAGGGAGCCGGGGTTAGACATCGGTGCGCACCTCATCAACTTGTTGCTCGAATATCTCCACTGTTCCGCATGCTTGGGTTGCCTTCTTGGGGTCGCCCTTTACGAACACCAGCACGTTCTGGTGCGTTTTCCCGAGCTTGCGGGACGCCAGGAATTGCTTGCCCGCACGAATCGGCAGGCTCCCCACGGCCGTGACCAGGATGGCCTCGTTGTAAAAGCTAGCCCCGGCGTCCTCAAACGCGCGGATAGTATCAGGCACAAAGCCACGATACTCGCCGCCCTTCCCGCCACGCACCTCGCCGACCACAAAGCATGCAAAGCGGTCTGTCTTCAGCTTCGCCACACACGCCGCAATGATGGCCCGATAGGCTTCGATAAACTGCGGGTAGTCCATCGTCGACAGGTCGGCCGGATCTTCGCTATACCGCTCAAGGTCACCATAAGGCGGGCACGAGAACAGAAAGTCAAACTCTCCCGGCGCGAGGGTGGCGACGTTTCGAGAATCGCCCACAACCCAAGTCGGCCCATTCTCGGGGGTAATGCGCGCGGCCTGCTCGCGGTTGGCCGCAATTTGCTCTTCACGTAGATCTATTCCGCAGTACAGGCGACCGAGCTTCGCCGCCACGATGCCACGCACACTTCCACCCGCAAACGGGTCAAGGATGGCGCCACCGGGCGGGCAAAACCAGGAATAGCCCAGCTCGCACAGGACGGGGTCGAAGATGCTGGTGCCGCTTCCGTTTGACTGTGCCTCTTCACCCACGGCGAAGCCCCCCCCCCGGCTGCGCGAACTGATAGCAACTATTCGCGCCCGTACCACCACCGCCTGGAATTGCTCGGGCTAACTTGGCATTCTCGCCCCTCATGATGTCCTGCCCGAAGCAGCGCGCGTGCCCACGTTGCCCCCCCCGTTACTCATGGGATTTGCCTCCCGATTCCATCGCCGCGCTGTCGCCTGGAATAGTCACAGGCCGGCCTCGGGCTTCCGCCTGGGCTTGCGTTGGAACGCCCAGAGCTTGCCCTGATTCTTGAAGCTTGCGGTTTGCTCTCTCTCTCTCTCTCTCTCTGCGCTCCCTTGTCCGCTGTCGGCTTCAAC